TAATATATCCTAAATTTTTTATCGGACTCCGTAGGGCGTGTGGGTCCTCCGACTAGACTGATAGGTTTCTCACCTAACTGCTATCTGCTATGCAGAATATGCCCCTATCAGATCATATATTTATTATATGAGAATCTCATAATAGTGTCAACCAGTGGTTATTTTGGAACTACCATCGTTAACAGTTTGACCTCTTGATGTAACCGATCCTGCAACTGCAATTAATTTGCCATTGGCATACACTTTTGGAGAAGGAGAACTAACAATAACAGCACCTGATGCTGTTTTGGACCCAACTTTGGCTATTTGGTGATTTTCCAAAAATACAGTTTGTTCTGGGTCAGACACAATAAGATCAATGCCGGCTGTGTCAACACCTACTCGAGCAACCCTTGGCATTATACTTTAGCCTTTATATCTTCAATGGCTTTTGAAGGGCTATCTAACCCTAGCACATCACCAAGTAACCAACCTTTGGCATCTTTGAAATATTGTTCGGTTGTTTGATAGACTGCGGAACTAGCAATCCAATCTTCAATATTGTTTACAGAATCACTGATTTTTTTAGAAATTATATTTTGTGCCTGTGTTTCTGTATGAATAATAAATCCATCAGTTACTTCTTGTTTTATCTGAGATTTAACATCACTAGTATCAGATTCTACTTGCGTTAGAACTTCTTGTTGTCCATTTGCTGACAATGATCGCTTTGTTAATGCGATATCAAAATTATTTTTCTTAATCTGACTAGCTGCCGCAGCCTGTTGAGTCGAAATAGCATCTGTCACCGCCGTTGACACACCACCAATTGCTGAATTAAGATTAGAAGTTGCTCCAGCTATTTTAGTTACATTATCTGCCGCACGACTTGTACTATTTTGCAATGCTTCTAATGTTATCTGCATTAGTTTTAATTGCCCAATCAACAATGCATTTTGCGCTATCATAGTTGAACTAACTCCTTCGATTGCCGTAGCAATAGCTGTAAGTTCAACTGTGTTATCTATAGCTGTAAAGGCTCCGGCACCACCGGTTGCCCCCATTGGTGTAGTAATTGGCGTTCCCATATTGTTCTCCTAATATATTATTTAACGAAGAGCAATACCAGTTGTTCCTTGAGTATACTGATCCGCGGCGTCTTTTTTACTAATCACCATTGCTAGGATGTGTTCTTTCTTTAATGTAACATTATCATCATTGCCCAACAACATCCAAGGCATCATTCCTAATCCGCCTTGCGCCATTGTAAGTGCTAGTGGACGGTTAACTTTAACATCCATCAAATTATCTTCATCTAAACGAGCAATTAATTCATCGCCGTTAACTAGTTTGATACTTACTACATCTCCAGAAGAGATACCTTTATTGATTAACATATTTTTCCTTTATTTTGGTTCTTCTTTTACTGGCAAAGAACATAATGCTTCTAGTGTTTTGTAGTGTTCGTAGGCTTTTTTAAGTGCTTCGAAATGCTCTAATTTTTCAAGATCTGGTTGTAGTATAGCAAGTCTATCCTCAATGGATTCTAATAATTTAACTAGACTGCGGCCTTTCCATTTAATATCACCATCAAAGTTTGCATCACCGTGTACTTCAAGGGTTGAGCTAGCCGGAGAAGTTGAATAACTAGTACCGTTAAGTCCGTTATTAATTGAGGAAGACCAATAAGGTGATCCTGTTCCTACTATATAGCCTGCTTGATAACCTATAGCGGTATTATTACATCCAGGTGTGCCCATTGTACTAATAGAAATATTATTCATTATAGATGATAGATCAATTGTAATAGATTCCGACTCTGAGGTTATACTAATGTCATCAGTTATTTCACCAATTTCTTGAGCAATTACACCGTCGCTGGTCCATTCAAATTCAGCAGGATTTATTTTATCTAACGCCTTTTTGAGTTGATCAAATTTATCATCATCATCCATTTAGATGTTCCCTGAGTTCAGTGAATCCTCCGATTAAGTTTCCATCTAGAAAAATTTGAGGAACGGTGCGAGCTGTCGGTACTGCTTCTAATAGTTCTTCTTTTGTGTAACCATCACCAATTTTCTTTTCTTCATAAGGAATTCCCTTATTGTCTAATAATGCTTTTGCTTGTTCACAAAATGTACAATTATACTTACTCCATACTACTGCTTTCATTGTATTCTCCTTATGCGTTAGTTGTATCATATGTCTGGGCAAAGATGTCTTTTTTCACTACACCATAATCATTAGGACCGTGCCGTACAATATAATCTTCACCTGTATTATAGTTTAGCTTTTCACCCCAACTGGTGTCAACACTTCCTGAACAATCAGCAAGTTTAGCCATCTTGATTATTTTTTTAGGTGTGCACACACCATTGCCTAAATCATCTTTGAGCTCTTTAAATCTTTCTGGACTAATTGGATATTGTTCACCTTTTGGACCTGTCATAATATAATAACCTGCTGGATAATTGACTGGACCTTCTAATGTTTCAATAGTACCCGGCTCGTTGGCTATTTCATATTTTTCTTTAGCAGGTTTTTTGTAGGTTTCAAATCCGCCATTTTTAAACCAATCATCATTGATTTTGTTTTCAGATTCTACAACCATATCGATATATTCTCGTAATGTTTTCATAATCATAATTCTGGTAATTCACTGTATTCCATTTTATCACTCATCACACCGATAACATAGTTTGTACTTTCGTTTTCTTGTAATGCTGTTTGTTTCTTATTAATATTAACGTGCTTGTTAAACCAAGGAATAGGACTTTGTCTAGGATGTTCTTCCCTGTACTTAATTCCAATTTCTTTGAGTCTTGTAAATGCTGTATAATCTACAAAATCTCTTAGGATGGTAGCATTAAGTCCGATTACAGGACCTTTGGTAAACAAATAATCTGCCCAAGATTTTTCTTCTTCTATAACTTCTGCGTATAAAGAGTATACTGCTTCTGTACACTCACTGTCGAGTTTTTCAAAATCAGGGTCGTCTTTGACAACTTGGTTGATTAGCCAGGCTGTCCACTCAGCGTGTAATAGTTCATCTTGTAAAATTAAACTAATGATATTACCATTACCGATATAGATTTTATTTTCAACCATTGCTAGGCTTGTAGCAAAGCTAACCATAAAACGCAAAGCCTCAAGAGCATAACTTGCGTGTAGTGCCATCCATATTGCTCGCTTATGTTCGTATGGATCAATTTGTTCGCCCACTTCCTTGCGAGAATTAAGAATGTGTAAATCTTCATAATACCTGCCAATACTGGCCGCCATATCTATAATTTCTTTGGTATCGTGAATTGATTCAAATACTTCTTTGGGTACTCCATAGACATTACGAATAATGTGACTATAACTCTTAGAATGAATATTGGTTTCAAAGAAACTCCAATTACTGATCAATGCTTCTAGTTCTGGAATACTAACAACAGGTCCAAACACCTGATTTGGTGCACGACCTTGAATACTATCCAATGCAGTTTGTCTTAGAAGGTTACTGGTAAAGATATGTTTAACAGCGTCACTGGCTTCTTTATGATCCATCTTGTCTTTGGTAAGACTAATTTCTTCAGGAACCCAAAAGAATCCTCTAGCCAATTCTTCAAACTTGGCTATTTTAGGATAGCGAAATTCTTCAAATCTTTGTACCGTAACTGTGCCATCTAAAAACATTTTTCTTTTTAGATAATTTGTCTGTGTCGTTAAATCGTATTGTTCTTTGCTCATTTTATTTTTAATATTATTTTATGGTCTTCGGTAACCAACGTATCCACAGCCTTTAATTCTCCGTTGACTTCTACATAAACAGGAACTACTGGCCATTCTTTTTTAACAAATCCGCCACTTGGATTGATAATCAATGATCTCCACGCATCTATAATTTTAGTATGTAGATCATAGGCGTCAATCATAGCTTGCAGGCCTCGCAGTCATCATCTGTGTATATTGTAACAGGTTCGAGATCTAATCTACTAGAAGTTTGAGTATTCAAAACATTCTTAGATCCGACTTTATCGATCAAACTATAATAAACTGTTTTCAATCCCCACTTGTATGCCAACATCAAATTCTTGGCAATCAATGTTCCTGGAACTTTACCGTCCTCAAAATGTTTTGGAGAATAAAATGTATTAGTACTAAGACTTTGATCAATGTATGCGGCAAGCACACAGGCAGTTTTTAAATATCCAACACAGTCTGTTTGATCCCACATTAATTGATAACGGTTCTTTAGACGTTTGTATTCTGGTACTACCTGTACAAAACTTCCAGCCTTGGATTCTTTTACACTAATCATTTCCATTGGCATTTCAATACCATTGGTGGAGTTTAACACAACTGAACTAGACTCAACTGGTGCCACTGCCATTAATGTAGCGTTGCGAATACCGTATTGTTTCATACGTTCACGCAATGGTTCCCAATCTAAGCTAGGTGTAAAGTCTGTTAAATCATTAACACCTTCGGCTCTACGTTCCCAAGGAAATACTCCCTTACCGTAGTAAGTATATTCACTACGTGTGCAAGGCCCACGTTCTTGGGCAAGCTCTACACTTGCTTCAGTAAGGTAGTATGCCTGATGTTCCATCCAACGTTTGACTTCGGCAAGAGAATCTGCATCACCGTATCTATAACTACGACGAGCGTGCCAATAAGCTAGGTTGGTAATACCTACACCTAATGGTTCAAACTCTTGGTTTGCTAATCGACTTTGTACACTCAAGAAGTCTTGATAGTTTAGTAGATTAGACAAGGATCGTACAAGTACACGACAAGCCTTTCTCATTTCCTGAGGATTACGGAAGGCGCCCCAGTTTATTGACCCAAGAGTGCAAAGAGCAATTCGTCCCTCTGGATCTTCAATTCTCTGGAAAGGGCGGGTGGGTAAAAGTATCTCTTGGCATAGATTTGATTGATATATTGGATCTGTTGTTGTATCAAACGGACCTTGATTGATGACGTTGTCGATATTGACAAGATATATGCGCCCCGTATCAGTCCTCTCTTTAAGGATTCCATTTTTAAATATCTCATCTGCTGATAAGACTTTCTTTTTAATTGTCGGATGCTTCTCATAGTTCAAATACAATTGTTCAAATTCTTCGCTATCTCTGTAATATGCTTCGTATAGGTCTGGAACTTCTGCTGGATCAAACAATGTAATATTACCGTTATTTCTGTAACGATTCCAAAACATCTTGTTTACTACTACAGAGTAATCCATTTGGCGTACACGAGTTTCTTCTGTACCTTGATTATTTTTAAGAATAATGAGATCTTCAAATTGATAATGCCAAATAGGAAATGTAACTGCACAACTTGCGTTACGGATTCCACCTTGTGAGCAAG